AGCCGATCGACCCGAGGCCGTCACCGACCTCGAGAAGGGTTACGCGAACATTCGATCGATGGCGCTCAGCGATCGCCGGGCGTACACGGTCGGCGCCGACGCCGACGTCATCCCCGCCCAAACCGCGCAGGAACTCATTCGGCGTCTTCCGTCGTTGTCAGCCGTCCGCCAGGCGGCGACCGTTCGGACGTACGCGATGACCACCGAAATTCCGCAGGTGGTGAACCGCGTCCCTTACGCAACCCTTATCGATGAATCCGCAGCTAGCCAAGCGGCTGATGGCACCTTTACGAAGGTCGCGACTAAGGCGTTTATGAGCCGTTACAGGTCGGCTATCTCGCTCGAGATGGAGCAGGACGCGATTCAGCCCATCATGGGCGAAATCCTCCAGCAGCACATCGAAGGGCACGCGATGGGGTGGGATCGTCTTTACTCGAGCGAAGAGACCACCGCGGCTTCTCGAATTAAGCCGATGGGCTTGTGCGCAGCGAAGACCGACATCACGGCCGAGCTTGCTACCACGATCAACGACGTTGATACCGCCGCCGGCGCTACCGTGGCATCGGTCACGATTGCCGACCTCCTAGCGACTCAGGCCGCGCTTCCGGGCCGATACCGTGCCGGGGCGAAGTCGTGGATTATGAGCCCGGGTCTTCACGCTCAGATCGTTCAGACGACCGACCCGAATTCGCGACTTGTTTTCCTCCCCGCGAACACCGGCACCCTTCAGGAAAACCCGCTTTCCGTGGGTACGATCCTCGGGTACCCCGTGTACCTCAGCGATCACATGCCGGACGCCGCGAATGACAAGGTGGCCGCGATCCTGCTCGACCGCCAGTCGTACATGGTCGCCGACCGTCTCCAGCTTCAGATTGTGCCGGACCGCGTGTCCGGGCTCGGAACCGGGACCACGTACCTCAACACGTACATGCGTTCCGATGGTCTCTGGACCCAGGCCGAACGTTCCGCGCGTCTTATCTACGCTACCTGATGCGATCTCTTGCTCCGGGGGCGGCGCCGTACTCGACCGCGGCGCCGCCTCCGATTCCTCATGCTTCAAACCGTTACAGAATCCGCGATCCCCTTCAGTCTCGACGAGTTCCGGGATCACTGCTCCATTGCGCCGGATGAGCGGGAGCACGACCCCGCACTCCGCCGAGCGCTTTACGCGGCCGCCGTCTTCGTCGAATCAAAGGCCGGAATTCGGCTCCGGACATCCACCCTCTACGACTACTTCCGCGGAATTCCGGGGCCGTTCCGGTTCTTATCCGGCCCCGTGAATTCAGTCACCGTGGTTCGGGATATGACCGCCGGCGCTGATGTCGACCCGACCGCGTGGGAGCTCGATCTAGTGGGCGAGTGGCCGAGCTTGCGCAGCTTGACCGACTCCACGTGGAAGCCGGCCAGCACGTATCGAATCACGTGGACCGCCGGGTACCCGACGATCCCGCACGACCTACACGCCGTAGTGTTCCTCGTGGGCGCTCTCTACTTTGAGAACCGCGAGGCCGCTACGCCGATCGCGATGCACGCGCTACCGCTTTCCGTTTCGTCGATTCTTCAGGGCTACGGCCCGCGGGAGACTTGACCGATGCAGGCCGGGCAGCTTCGCCAAATCGTCGAGATTCAGCAGCCCACCGCCAGCGACGACGGGACGGGTCAGCGCGTCTACACGTACACGACGACGGCCCCGAGCGTATGGGCCCGCGTCCGCAACGTCTCCCAGTCAAAGGGGATGGATGGGGAGATAGTCGCCGCGGGCCAGGAGCGGTATGAGGTTCGGATTCGCTACCGCGACGGGATCGACTACACCACCAGACTGAAATATAAGGCGCTCCACCTCCAGGTGGTCGGGATAACCAACCACCTCGAGCGAAGTCGCGAGCTTCGCCTAGATTGCGAGGTAGCAGACCTATGAGCGCCGTCAGCTTCGAAATCGACTACCGGAAGCTCGAGCGAAAGCTGATGGGCCTCGAGAAGTACGCGCCCCGAAACGCGATGAAGGCCGCCGCCGGCGCCGCGTTCAAAGTCGTGAACAAGGAAAACGCGCGTATCGCTTCCACCGCGAACTACAAGACGCCACAGGAAAACCCGTCGTTCCGCAAGCGGGCCGGGACGAAAGGCGGATACCGACTCCGCAAGGTGAAGCAGCGCCGCGACGGATCGATCACCGCACGAAGCGACTACAACACGAAGCACCCGGAAATGGCCGCGGCGTGGTTCGTCGAGCGTGGCTACAACACGACGACCGGCCGCGTAGAGGGCCGAGGATTCCGCGGCATGGCGTTCAAAGCGAAGAAGCGGGCGGCACAGCAGAAATTCGTGGAGGCTCTCAGCGTGGCTATCGACGTCGCCTCCGGGAACCCCAAAGGGAAGGTTTCCGTCCGCGACATCGAGGGCGTGATCGGGAAGGCTTGGTAGACCTATGAGCTTCGCCACCGATACATACACGCTCCTGGCCGGGAACGGACCGATCGCCGCCAAGGTAGGCACGCGAATCTCGCCGTACGCCAGGAACCCAAACGACGATTTTCCCGCGATCGTATTTCAGATCGCCCGCGAAGAGATCGAGACCGACGCCGCCGGCGCCGATCTGATGCGAATCGCAACCGTCGAAATCACGTGTATGGATCGAACCTACCTCGAGGCCGACACCCTCGCCGAGCTCGTGATTACCGCCATCCGCGGCCGTACCGCGGCTCGCTCGCTCACCATCGATCGAGACTACGGAGACCCATACGACGGGTCTTCGGAGCTCGTGTACCGCGCAACCGTTACCGCAACCCTCGCAGGATCCTAGAAAATGGCACAAACATTCAACGGCGCCACGCTCACGTTCACGGATGATTCCTCGACGCAAGTCGACTACAAATTCAACGTTCGCGACTTCTCCGAAGCGGGGAACGACCGCGCCGCGATCGACGTAACCACCGCGGCAAGCACCCGCCGCCAAGTCGTCTACGGGTTCGCCGAGGCTACGGAATTTACGTTCGAATGCGTGTACGACCAGGACGAGGACCAAATTGGCGGCGATTCGCCCGCGATCACCCGAACGATCCTCGAGGGCCTGCTACTCCAGAAAACCGGCACGCTCGCGATTGCGTTCGTCGACGACGGCGTAGCCGGCGCCGACACGTTCGGAGGCAATCGAACCGCCGTCGTGAAGGGGTTCACGTTCTCCGGCGAAGTCGACGGCGTGATCGTTTACAGCATCACCTTTGGGATCCTCCATTGACTAGCCTCGCCGACTTGATGAAGCCCCGGCGGGTGATCGTCACGACGCCAGGCGGACCCGTGGAGCTCATGAGCCCCGCGGCCGCCGTGGTCCCCGAGCTCTTGAAGGCTCCGGAGGACCGGCAGCACGCTTTAGTCGTCGCGGCCTGTGCCGTGGATCCCGCGATGAGCGAAGAGGAAGCGGCCGCGCTCCCGGCCGACATCCTCTACCCGCTCGCGGATAAATGCCTCGAGCTCGTGCACCCCGGAGCGGGCCAGGACTAACGGGGCCCGAGCGGCTCGCGTTCTCAATCGCGGAGCGGCTCGGGATGACGGTGGGCGAGCTGATGGAGCGGATGACGGCGGCGGAGCTTCTCACGTGGATGAATCTTCCAGCGATCGACCAGGAAGCCGAGCGACGTAGGAACCTCGGAAGGATGCGCGAATTATGGCGAACGTAGGTGATCTTTTCATCAATGTACGAGCGAAGACCGGAGCTCTCCAAAAGGGGCTCCGAAGCGCTCGCCGTTCGCTCTCCAAATTTGCGAAGAGCGGTACCGGAATCATCGCGGGCATCGGCGGGGCGTTTGGCATTTTTAAGACGTTCCAATTCCTCATGGGATCGTTGATCGGCCATTCGCAGGAGTTCCGCGAAGCGTGGGCGAAGGTGGGGGCCGCCGTCGCCGAGATCGGCGCCGACTTCGCGAAGCAATTCGGGCCGCCGCTTGCCGAGGGCCTATCAAAGCTCGCCGAGTGGCTATCGACATCCGAAGCGATTCAGCAGCTTTTCGAAGGTATGGGAATGGCGCTCAAATTCCTCGAGCCGATTTTCGACGGCCTCGCGAAGTCGTTCATGTTCTGGCAAAACGCAATCGAGAAATTCCTTCGGTGGTTGAACGGGACCGATGCCGCAATGGATGAGCTCGGGAAGGGGATCACCGACCCATCGCAAATCGAAAGCGCCGGCGAATTCCGAAACAGCATCGGCGCGATGCCTCGATTTGCCCAAGGGGAAGAATTCGCACGAACCGAGCAGGGGCAGGAGTTCGCCACTAAATGGTTGAAGACGATTGCTGAACGGGTGGAGGTACCGAAATGACGTGGAGCTACAAACTGCTCAGGGGCGGCGACGACCTCGACGTCAAGCCGTTCGAACCCGCGACCTCCGGGGCCGTCGTGCTCGTGGATACGACTGGAGAATCAAACGTCACCGCGGCCACAGTGTTTCAGAAGCTCGCCAGCCGCGATACCGCGTTTGGGCTCGCCGTGCAGGAAGGTTCGACCGTCGAACGGTACGACGTCGCGTCCTCGGCGTGGGTCGACGATAACCCGTCGCTTTCATATGGGCCGATGCTCGTGCGAGAAATCGCCGTGGTCGAGCACCCGGACGATTCCGATCTCTGGCGCGTCGAATTCACGGTCTCGAGCTTCGGGCCAGTGATGAACGGCGCGGGTGATGGAACGCTCGGATCGCCTCAGATATCCGTAGGCGTCGTCGCCCGGCCTCGAATGGCGCCGGCGTACCGATGCGACGTCACGACGCCAACAGACATCGTGGTTTCGGCAGCATTCACGGAAGCCCCGTGGATCAATGGGAACGATATCGGCGGCAAATCCGTCGACATCAACACGAGCCCCGTATCAATTCCGATTGACCAGACACTAATTACGATCCAATGGGTCGTTCGATGGCCATTCCAAGCGTGGGATACCACGTGGGTGGGCGCCAATGGAAGCGCGCTCACTATCGACATCGAATCGCTTGCGAAAAACTACGTCGGCGGAAGAAACCTCGCCGAGTGGATGGGGTTCCCGATCGGCTCCCTCCTGATGGAATCCGTGGAATTCCAACCGCTCCACCACGAGTTCAAAACCGCGACCATGACGCTCATCTACGACCAGTGGCACCACGCTAATCAGATGCCGCTCGTGAATCCACAGTTCAACATTCCCACCACCCCGAACGCGACGACCGCCATGAGCCATACCACGACGGTCCTATGGAACCAAACGTTTTGGGATGGGTGGGAGATCCCCGCGAACGGGGGCCCGTTCTTCAACGCTGGCGAAATGGACTACCTCGATACGGTATTCGTATGACCTCGAAACGATTCCGCACCGGGTCGGGCCGACTCGATGCCAACAACCTGAATCGGTTCATGCGGACGAGCTCCGCCGTCGACCGTCTCCCGACCCCGGGCCAGGAGTTCCGGCCGCGGTGGTACGGGCCGCTCGTGTGCAAGATTACCGCGAAGAGCACGACGAGCTCGGGTCAATACCGCTACACCGTCGAAGAGGTTCGATTCTCGAGCCCGGAAACGTTCTCGACGATGACCGGGGGTTTTACCTCGGATCGCGTCGTCAACCTCGCCGAGCGCGACAACACGACCACGAGCCATACGGGCATTGATCCCGACGACCTCCCGGGCTCGTACGACCTCGAGCCGGCGCCCGTCGGCGCCGTCGTCGCGTGTTTCGTCGCGGCGAACGGTGACGCCACCAACCCCAATACCGTTTGGTTCGATCGACCAGGCGAATTCTTCGGAACGTGCACATGAGCGATATCTACCACGATCTCCAATTCACCCAGGAAACCACCGTATCCCTCGAGGTCGTTTGGCAGGACTCGGACGCCGTGCCGATTTCCTCGATTACCTCGGCCCAAATGCAGCTGAAGACGAAGCGGACGGACTCGTACGCCGATCGACTTCTCGCGTTGACCACCGCCACCGACGGCGGAATCGTCCTCGACGCATCGGCCGGAAAGCTCACCATTACGATCACCGACGAGCAGACCGCCGCGCTTCCGGCGGGGGTGTGCTTTTACGACCTCATCCTTGAGCAGACCGGGGGCGCGAAATACGTGGTCCTCGCTGGTTCCGTAACCGTCGAACAGAAGGTGACCACGTGGCAATAATTACAACGTTTCCGAATCAGGTAATCGTCCGCACGCCAGGACCGCAGGGGCCCGCGGGCTCGGGTAGTGGTGGGGGCAGCGGCACGGTGACATCGATCACCGCGGGATCCGGCCTCACCGGAGGCGAGATCACCGCCAGCGGCACGATCGCCCACGGTTCCGGTACGTTCGTCGGGTCCGAGGAATACCCCGTTAAAATCGTCGTGGATTCGTTCGGCCATGTCCAGGTGAATCAATCGGCGTCAACGGCCGGCGCCTACCGAACGGCCGTCGGAACCGACGACGCCGCGAACCTGACGACCGGATTGCTGGCAGCTGCTCGAGTACCCGATCTCGACGCGGCGAAGATCTCGACCGGCACGATCGCAGCGGCCA